TGCCCACCAAGCCGCAGAGAACTTACCTGCCGCTATGTTCTTTCTGTGTCGGGCTTTGAATGATTTGCGTCTAGCCTTTTCTTTAGCGGTCTGTGGGTTTTTACCTGCACCAGATACACCTTGCTGACCAAAGCGTATTGTTTTTACTTTATCTCCCTCTTTTGCCACGACCACATGAGACTTAGTGGGGTGGTCAGGGGTGCGTTTGGGCTTGTTAAAAGCTGATACGCCAATACGTTTTAATATGGACATAGACATCCCCCAATTATACCAAAAAAAAAGCCCCACATACAGTGAGGCAAATAACTTTACTAGGGGAATAAAACTATACTACAGTTGTATTATATATCTAACATCTCAGGATGTTCAAGACTTAATTGCTCTTCAGTTGGTGGCTCCATGTGTTCTGCGACAGATTCTTCAACTTTATCCCACAGGTCTATTATCTGCTTTCTCGCATAACCACTTGCATTGCGGTACACAGCCGCAGTTAATACGTTGATTAACTCTTCACGTATATCAGTTAATCCATACTGGTCTATCTTGTCAAACATGATACCTAATATCTCATCTTCCATAGCACACCTCAGTTATAACTTACTGGTTCATAGTTCTCATCTTCATCCATCTTCTTCAGTTCTTCCCTGTAATGCTTCGCTATTTCTAACCTCAACTTCTTGTTAGTCTTCATTAAGATTTGCCACTTCTCTCTCAGCATATCCATGTGTCCCTGACCCAGTGTCTCTTCCAACCACGCTGTAAACTCTAGTGGGTTAGCAGTGAACTTCATGTGGCAGTAATGACATAGACATACCGCATTGTCTAACGACCACCTCACTGACTTTGCCGCCCTGCCATAGATGTGAGCGCACTCCATTCTCGCATCTACTTTGTTGCAGTGTTCACATACATACCCTGCTTTCTTCCTAACTACATTGCTAAACCACTTATCTGCCGCATCACGCTTTATTGCCATTCTTAAATTCCTTAGTAGGGAATGATACATATAGTCCATAAGCCTCTGATAGATGTCTTATTATTGTTTCAGCTACCAATGGTACTTCATCAGTAGACAACTGCCTACTGCTCTCATCCTTGTTAGGATACATTGCTCTTTGAACTGTCATCCATATCAAGTCCATCACACTGCGGTCAGTCCACGGTGCTTCGATAGGCTTGCTTAATACAGGGCTAGTAATGACACAAGGAAACCCTGCATCATTACATCGCTTGGCTATATCTCTACAGAACACCCACATTGCATTGTTCTGCTTAATGCTTCTTGGCTTGCCTAGTTTGTACTCAAAGGTGACGTACTTGTGCTTGTCATACATCTGGTCAACAAACTCTTTGTACATCGTCAGTTTTTTAGGACAGTTGACAGTCCAAGCCGCACCATTCATAACGCTAACCTCAGATACTTGTTCATCATTTTCTCAGCTTCAGTCTCACACCTATCAGGAATGTTCTGTCTAACTCCTTGTGAAAAGGGTGTGCCATCAGCATTAGTAAAAGCCTTTCTCTTCGGCAACAGAACATCATCAGTAATTACATTGCCCCTGATTCTGCCCATCCTGCTTCTCAGTGTTGATATGTTAATACCAGTCAGTTCAGCCATATCATCATAAGTATACTTTTGACCAGTAACGAACTTGTCACTCTTTGTGCCAATGTATTTGTAGTGGTTAGCACCACCATGAACTGTCTTCATATCACTGCTCCAAAAAGTATTCAGCTACACTGCAATCCTCATCAAATCTATTCTTAACTTTGATGGTGCGCGTCTTTACGTCATGCCCATCTTGTCTGAGGATGTACACAACTGCCGCCAACCTAGTAATGCCTAAGTCTTGGAATGCGTGTAGTGATGTAATTGTCTTACCAGTTTCTAAATGCTCTAATACTCTATCTACTTGTGTCATAGTTGACTCCTTAGTTTGCCCATGAACGGTCTGTTAGTGCTACTTCAATATCGCGTTTCTTTATTTGATTCGGTTTTTTCGCCACGCTAGTTAGTCTAGGGGTTTCAACCTCATCTTCCCATCTAGCATTGTTCAGATAGGTAGCCGCGTGAGGGATGAAAGTCTTATTAACATCAGACCACTCCCCATGCTTTAGCCTGAGTGCGATGTTCTCAGCTATTTGTTTAACAACATCATCAGTAGGTTTGATTTTATCCCATGCTTTTCTAGCTTGAGCCTTGCCTACCTTTCTAGGATACACAGACCAGAATGAATCAAAATGGTCTATATTACTTGTAATATTAACTGTAGTATTAACTGTATTATTATCCTTAAACTTTTCTTTAATACCCCCATTAACTTTTCTTTGTGGGGTATTTAACTTTTCTTTAATAGGGTCTTTAACAATTCTTATATACCTATTTAAGATTTGTTTAGTAGCCCTATCCTGCTCCATGTCTACAGTTATATAGCCTGAGTCTTTTAGATTGCCTATCCACTTGCTGATAGATACCTTGCTCACCTTGTACAGTTCTGCAAAGTAATTGTTAGTTGCCCAACAATATCCTTTCTCATTGCACAGTGCAGTTATCTCCCCATAGAGTAACTTGGCGTTAGGTGTTAGACTCTCATCGTATCTGACGTTAGCAGGGATGATTGCGTAGTAACCTCTATCCATGTTCACCTGCCCTGATGAACTCACTGACTGGCACTTGGAACAGGTCTGACAGTGCGATTAGTGTGGCACAGCTTGGTTCTCTGTGGTTATTCCTAATCAAACTTACAGTAGCAGGAGATAATCCACCCTCTCTAGCTATATCTGCCTGTGTCATGCAGTGTTCTTTCATAAAATGGTCTAGCGATTTGTTAATATCCATGATGTCTCCTTAGTTGTGAGTTGTCAGATTACACCATTGTAAAATAAATTGCAAACTTTTTGTTGACATGGGTGTAAACATTGACTAATATGTCAGTACACAAACATGAGGAGAAGCAAATGAAACCAATAATATTTGATTATTATCACCATGATAGGGCAGAGACACAGTTTCCCCTAATCAATCCTAGAAGTTCAGGCAAAGAGATAGACGATACCGCATGGCAATACACTATTGACCTACTGCGTAACGACCCTGTTACTTTGCAGGAAGCATTGATAGGTGAGTATTATGAAAGCATGGAAGAGATGGAGAAGTACCATCAGGATGTACTGCAAGCACTGGCAGAATTAAACTATGAGAAAGTAGGTAAGCTAGTAGAGGATGCCTTTAATACATTTAATCAAAAGACCATTGATTATATTGATGAACACATTACACAAATGAGGTTGCGAGATGAGTGATTTAAATAAGCTAAATGATTATGAGAAGGGCGAGTTCGATTGCGTACATGGCTATCCTGCTCGTGAGTGCGAACCAGAAGCCTACTACAACGGCTATGCAGATGCGTATGCTAAAGAAGCTAGTGCCACATGGTATAGTGAGAAACAGTTTCAAGAAATCTTAGGGGGTGCATAATGAGTAACGTATGGACAACACTGTCAGCGATTGATGTATCTAAGCACATCGAGAAGAAGGGTAACCTGAGTTACCTTTCATGGGCATACGCTTGGGGTACACTGATGAAGTATTACCCTGATGCTAGTTACTGTTACTTTGAGCCTAGAATAGATGAGAATGGCACTGTCGAGGTAGAGGTAGAGTTGACTATCGAGGGTATCACTAGACGTATGTGGTTACCTGTGATGGATAATAGAAACAAGGCAGTAGTAAACCCAACATCAAGAGATGTGAGTGATGCTAGAATGCGATGCCTAGTTAAGTGTATAGCTATGTTTGGGTTGGGTCATTACATCTACGCAGGGGAAGACCTGCCACTAGCTGTGATGGATACACCTATTGGTTCTGACCAGTCATCTAAGTTAAAAGGTTTGCTTGAGAAAACAGACAGTGATGTTAGAAAGTTCTGTCAGGTGTTCAAGTGTAAGACTGTTGATGAGTTATCAGTAGCGCAGTATGACCGAGCATTGTCTATGTTGGAGAAGAAACTTGAGAATACTGGAAGCTGAACAAGGCACACAGGAATGGCTAGACGCTAGGTTAGGAAGACCTAGTGCTAGTCAGTTCTCAAAGCTAATCACTACATCAGGCAAGCCTAGTGCATCGGCTGATGATTACATTAGTGAGATGATTGCAGAGAGAATCACAGGTGAGCGTGAGCCAATCTTTGTGAATGAGTGGATGCAGAGAGGGACTGAGTTAGAGCCTGAAGCCAGAGCAACCTATGAATTTATGCATGGTGTTGACGTTAAAGAAGTAGGCTTTATACTAGATGACTCAGGTGAGTTCGGTTGCAGTCCTGATGGATTGATTAATGATGATGGGGGTGTAGAGTTTAAATGCCCATCACCAAAGAACCACATAGCATGGAGTAGAAAGGGCGTATGTCCGAGTAAACATTATGCACAGGTACAGGGNTGCTTGTATATTACAGGCAGAGAATGGTGGGACTTTATGTCCTATCACCCTGATATGAAGCCCTTTGTTGTTAGAGTAGAACGCAATGAAGAGTTTATCGAGAAACTGGCTGAACAGATTAGTCTAGCCGTAGAGGAAATTAAATCAGAAGTGAGGAATTTAACATGAGCAAGATAGGCGTTAGTGTATCTATAGATGTGACTAAGATTGATAAGTCACGCATCAAAGAAGTAACTAAGAAAGATGGTTCAGTGGCAAAGTATGTAAACCTGACCACCTTCATCAACCCTAGCGAGGAAGACCAGTACGGTAATCATGGTTTTATATCGCAGAGCATGACTAAGGAAGAGCGCGAAGCAGGTAAAGAGCGACCGCCAATTCTTGGTAACTGCAAGGTTATATTCAATGAAGCACCGCAACAGCAGGATAGCTTCCTACAAGAAGATGTACCATTTTAAGAGGTGAAACATGGCTAAGAAAAGCGTAGAAAAAGCAATCAAAGATGCTCACGATTCGGCAGACAAGGCTATCGATGAAGCACAAGCAGAACTCAGGGAAACAAGACAAGAAGTCATGGCGTGGCTCAAAAAAGAGTACACGTTCAAGCGTTCCGAGTTAATTGTTTTAGGCAGTGGCGTAGCAGTTGTCATTGCAACACTAATACTCCTCTAGGTTAGGGCGTTAGCCTGTGTAACTGGCGTGGTTCACCAGTAACCGAAACGAACCATTACATTTTGGTATATACTGTATAGATAAACAGCATTAGAATTAATTTTTGGAATCACTATAATACACCCCGCGAGGTAAGAGAATGACCAAGCATCTTGTAATACCTGATACCCAAGTTAAACCTAACCAACCTATTGACCATCTAAGATGGGCAGGACTATATGCTGTCGATAAAAAACCAGACGTTATCATTCATATTGGCGACCATTTTGATATGCCTAGCCTTAGTGCATGGGACATCGGCAAGAAGTCCTTTGAGGGCAGACGCTACACAGATGACATTGAGTCAGGCATCAAGGGAATGGAAGCATTCATCGCACCCATTAGGGAAGAACAGCGTAGACTCATCAAAAACAAACAGCGACAATGGAATCCACGACTGGTATTCACTATCGGAAACCATGAACAAAGAATTGAACGCGCTATTGAATCTGACCCTAAACTAGATGGACTGATTGGTTACGATGATTTCAAACTAGATGAGTTTGGGTTTGAGGTCTATGATTTTCTGGAAGTAGCAGTCATTGATGGGATAGCTTACAGTCATTACTTTACATCAGGCATCATGGGCAGACCCTGTAGTTCAGCTAAGGCAATGTTATCCAAGAAGTATATGAGTTGTGTTTGCGGACATATTCAAGATAGGGACATTGCGTATGGTCGCAGGGCTGACGGAAAGAATATGTTGGGCTTGTTCTCAGGCATTTTCTACCAACATGACGAAGATTATTTGACTGCTCAAACCAATGGCTCATGGCGTGGCATTTGGATACTCAATGAGGTGCAAGATGGTAGCTGTGATGAATT